CTTGTAGTTCTTGCTCTACTGATTGTAGCATAGTATTTGGTAAATGTCTAATGTTTAGGTAATCTGGTTCAGTTAATGCACCTATGACAAAACTATTATTATGGAAACCTAATTCTTTGAGAAATTTAACCGTATCAAACAATGATCTATAGTTTAACAAATGATGCAACATATTAAATGTTATCTTATGATCAAGTTTTTCAATTTGATTGAGATTATCCAGAAAATCTTGCCATTTACCACCATATCTCACATATTCAAATTCTGCACCCATTTCATCAACACTTACAATCCAATGCACATTAGGAAACTCGCATATCTTTTCAAATACTCGTGTGTTGGTCTTGCTTAAATTAGTGTTTATCCTAAGGTTAACCTGAGGATTTTTTTCTTGTAGTATCTCTAATAGTTCTAGGTTTTCTTTCATCAGCAAAGGCTCACCACCTGCCATATACACATGTTTAAGTTGATTAGCACGATCAAATATATACTGTTTCATCTGTTCTAGTCTGCGTTGAGGAACTTCGTCAAACTTTACCCCTAACTCAGTGGCCCATTTGCTGCTGAACTCTGGGCTGCAATATGCGCAGGAAAAATTACAAGTATTATTCCATCTTATATCAATAGTGCTTAGATTAAATGCGTCAATGCTCTTATATGTATCTAGACTAACATCTTTAAGTTCTTTAAGATAAAAAATACGATCGCTGATAATGTCAAAGCTATTAGTATCTCGTTCTAGATCATAACAAACTCCGCAGGTTGGTCCTGGTTTGTTATAATACATATTGTGCTTGGTTGTTAAGTTAACTTCACCTTGCAATATTTCTACTAGACTGTTATCTTTTAAGTTACCAATTGGTGCGGAATTACGTATACAGTTCTTAACAGTTCCATCAAAGTTGTACATGAATCCAGTCCAGGGCACAGGACAAAAATTCTTATTAGTTAGATATTTTTTGCTATCCACTCTGTCACTCCTTGAGCATAGAAATCTACATCCATATAATTTGGTGGTGTTTGTCCTGGTTGAGTAGCTATACTACCTGGTCTGACTAATAGTAATCTCGGCCATTCACTACGTTGTTCTAATAGCTGTGTTGCTAAGTCTAATGCTTTTTTCTGTATGATATATTCGTCCCATTCTTCTTTCGGCGGTAAAAACATATCAGTCATCTGTGTGCCGATGTTAACAATGTATTTCTGTTGTCCTCGCCAATGGCGCCATACCTCAAATAACAATTCAGTCTGAGCATACCCCACCTGAGCATTATTGATAAACATGTCGCATGGTTTGACCATACCAGCCACCTTGGGCAAACTACGGATGTTGTAGCCATTGCGGCGACTAAGTCCAACTACTTCGTGCCCATTTGCTTCGTATATACTAGCAAGTGCTTGGCCAATGCCTGCGCTATGCCCAGTGATCGCTATTTTCATTGTAATAAGTCCAATGGTTGATTTACAAAAGTAAAGCTCGCTACTATTCTTGGTAGTTCTGTTGCTGTTAATTTTATAACACTGTGTGGTATTCTTGAATAAAAAACTATAGGTTTAGTTAAATCATGTATTTCTGATTTTAATTTTAACTTAGATTCATCTAGCCCACTAACATCTTCTTGGTCATCACCAAATTGGTTTTTCGTTCTAGGTAATTTAGCCAGGTCCTCATCACTGTATTCATACCAACGGTTAACCCACCCTTGGGTGTTTTTAATAGGAATATTAATTTTAGCTATCATTGGCAGTGCGTCTGAATGTAACGGTAAATCTTCATAAAGCAGTGTCACTGAGGCATTTTGAACGCACAATTTATTTTTAAGAAAAAATTTAACCAGTTCAGGTATACCTGTTACTAATTTCTTGGTATCTAAAAATTGCCAATTTGTTGCCTTAGATGTTATTAAATCTGTGTCATTTAATAAAAAATTGTAAATTTTAGATTGGATGATATCTAAATCTTCGCACTCTATTTCTACATAGGCTTTCATTCTATGCCCCTTAATCGTTTTTGTTCTTGTATGTATGCCAAAGACTGTGGAGTATTTTTATTTTCAACTGCCAGTTCTGATGGTTCTTTAAGATAGGCATAACTATGATCTAGTTTGTGTAGTTTAACAAACTTTAGAATATTAGGTAAGTCATCTACATTCAATACACTAACAGTGGTCCAAGTATTAAGTGTTACTGGCATAGCCATATATCGCTGTAGATTAGCATAGAACTTGTCCCATTTAATCGGCCAGCGCACAAGATCATGTACTTCACCGATACCATCAAGACTAACTGTTACTGTGACGTGTACGCCACGCTCACACAGTGGCAACAGTTCTTCTAATACTGTGCTACAATTGGTATTTAATCTAACACTTTTAATGCTCTTAGGCAAGTTGGCCAGTATATGTTTATAGTTTTTACTATGGCTAGGTTCACCACCGCTGATATCTAAATGTACTACACGGTCTAATGGTAATGACCAAAACGCATCAGAGTTATCTACAATAGGATAGGTTTTAGTTTTAAGTCCGCCAATAAGGGTACTGTGATTCTCATCGCAGGTTAGACATGCACTGTTACAGATGTTGTCTAACACACCGCCCACAGTAAGATAGTCTGATTGCTTTTGTAGTCGATCAAATTTGATAGCATTTAGTCTAATGCTGGTATCACTTTCCTGTTCTGTTTGCATACAGCGTTCACATTCTATAGGCCAAATACCTTTAGCCATGCTTTCTTTAACACCCTGTAACCACTCGCTAGATTCCATAGATTCCAGTGTAGGGAAATGTGGTTGACGAGTCATGTGGCCACAACGGCCAACAGTACCGTCTGGGTTTAATCGCACAAAATGATCTAGTCTAGGGCAATGCATTTTAATTTTGAATACGCTGTTGGATCTTGATGTTCTATATATGCCATTATTTCTTTAAAAGTCAACTGTTGATTTACTAATTCTAATAGTAAATTGTCTAGTTTTAAGTATGGTTGGTTGTATGCATTTGCCGTTAATCTATCTGATACTTCTTTAGATAAAATTTTCTCCTCAATGGGTGTTATTGCCCACTTAGTGTATTCATTAATACTGTCCATCCCACGTAACCATAACTTAGCGTTTTTATCTAGATATTTAGATAAATTTATTAACCAAGTTATCTGTGGCGCATAATGTCGATTCAAAAATAGATATGTTTCTGCGAAATAGATTATTGTGTCTATATCTAAGTTGGGGTTATCTTGTTTAGTATTCCAAATAAATGTATTAAATCCTGACAAAAATCGTCTTAACGGATCTCTGATTATAACATCAATTGTTTTTATTTTACAAAGTTGTTCGTTAAAAAAGAATTTTCGTTTTTGGTCCAGTGCATAATCTCTAATAGATCCACTGCCATTTTTAAAGATGGGGTAGATGTACCGTTGTGAAGCTTCTATTTCTATAACTTCACAACGGTTTGGATAGATTATATCATCAATCCTACTTAACATCTATGTACTGCTTAGTTTGTTTTCTGACGATTGCGGATCATCGCAAGGATGTCTTCAGCACGGGCTGTTCCACCTGCTGGAGGTGTTGCAACTGGTGCTGTAGGAGCCGCTGGTGCAGCCTCTGCAACTGGTGCTGGTGTATCTAATGCACCATCATCTTCATGCACTGCTGGTTCAGCACTAGCTGTAGGAGCACTTGTTGGAGCTGCTTCAGCTGTAACGATCGTTACACCTCTTGGTTTGTAGTAGTTACCCCAACGATCTGCGTCATATGCTTGACCATCTACTGATGCTTCAAACATTTCTTTCATGACTTTTAATTCAACTTCGCTTGGTTTCTTAGGTAAGAAATCTTTCAAGTTGTATAAGCCATGAGTTTCAATAGCTGCCGCTTCTTCTGCTGTTAGTGCAGATTCTTTGCGTGACCATTTACTAGTACTGTAGTCAGCATAACCACCTTTTGATGTTTTAGTAACTGTAAAGTCTAAACCACCTTGGTAGTCTGTTGGAAGGTTTTCTAACTCTGGATCAAGCAGTGCTGATTTGATCAAGTTAAAAATCTGTGGACTAATGATAAATCTACGGATTGGATTTTCTGGTGTCTTATCGTCTGTGATAGGATTCTCACGCACAAAACCTTGGAACAAGTATGATCTTTTCTTCCAATACTTACGACCCATTTCTTCTAAACTTTGGTCCTTGAACCAAGTACGTACTTCTGCTAAGATTGGACATGCTTCGCCCCACATCTCAACGCATGGTACTTGTACTGTGACTGGTTTACTATCTGCTTGGCCTTTAACGCCAGCAAACGGTAAATTGATCATTGCTCGTTCTGCCCAAAAGAATGTGTTTTTTGTGTCTGCGTCTGGAAGGAATCGGATTCTAGCGTTTGTGCCTTCTTGGATGTTCCAGTGTGCGTAGATAGCGTTGTCGCCACCACCTTGTGAATTACCGCCTGTGCCACGGTTTTCTGATGCTTGTAACTTTGCACGGATTTCTGCTAATGATGTTGCCATGTTAT